GACGAGAGCCGTCGCATAACTTTGTCAAAGAACGGAACTGCGTACGAGGCGAGCGCATGCTCGTGTTATATGTATGCACGAGAAAACAAAAAACATCTGTTTAAGAACAGATGAGTGTGCTGTCGGAATCGTCGAGGTTCTCTCCAAACACGCGTTCTTCCTGTGTTTGAGAGCCTCTATCGGATTTATAATCCGTTGCAGTGCCGATAAACAGTAGTCTCTAGACTACTATGTGGCTAAAGCTGTGCCAAACTCTACTCTTTAGAGTAGTAAGGGGGGTTAGCGGTAAACAACACGTATATAAACCCTCTCGGAAATTTGCAACAAAAACAAAAAACCCCCTCCAAGGACTTTAACATCACAAGGAGAGGGTACACATATAACAACACACACGTTGAAATAATGATGGCACTACTCTTGAATTATTCTAGACGCAGTGCAAGCTAAAACTCACTATCTTCGTCATCTATTTCGTCACTCCAAGCACCATCCCAGTCAATATCTTCATCATCTACCATCTCGAATGTGGTCGATGCCATCTCATCTCTAGCCATTTCTAGCAATCCTCTGGCTGCATAGACGTTATCGTAGACATATTCCATCTCTAGCTCTGGATGAACGACCATTATAAAGTAGTTCTCAAAGTGTTCACCTGCAATGGCTTGAATCTGTTCTAAAGGATTATCCGACATAAGGTATTGACAGGTTAAAAGTGACTATTATAATTATTATATACTAATACGAGATGGTGCTAGCACTAGATAAGGAGACCTAGTCTCCCACTAGTCAAGAATTAGACCTTATATATTATATATATTATATTATATCCAAGAGGACTCTGGTCTATTTGTTCTCTTATAGTAGGTATCCACGAATTTACTTAGCTCTTTGCTAGCTGTATCTTCTCTTCGTTCCTTAATCTTCATGTCTGCGTCTTGAGCCATTTGTTCTACCCAGTAGTTACAGGCTATACTAAGAGCATCTAGTCTATCGTCGTTCCTTAAGGCTCCTCTGAGTCTTGTTAGTCTAGTCAACTGATACATCATCATGTATCTTAGGTGTTGTTCTGCTGGATACTTCTGAGCTGACTTGTAGTCGTTCTCAATAACAGAGGGTGCTATAACGAGCCTATGGGCTGCTAGGAGAGGCTCAAGGGTGTCTATGATCCGTTTCTCTTTCTGTTGATGGTGACGTACCTCTTCAAGACTGACAGGGTATTCTCGGCTAAATATGGGCGTTATGAGTTGGTTGAACATACCATCACCGAAGTTACTCTCCGTAATGACAGCATTTACCTTGTTCCTCTTAGCAATGCGGACTAGTTCTAGCAAGGTAGGTTCTTCGTAACCTCCTTTGAGTCCACCAGCTTCTGGAACATACAAGGTGCCATTACACATCTTTACTACAGCATACCCAGTCTCATCCTTACCTCTACCAGAGGGGTCGATGGACATCACTGAACCAGTGTAAGGTATCATGTCACCTAGAATCTTCATAGGTCTGTAGAACCTGTCACCTCTTAGTCCTACGTTGGGTAGCCTGTCCCACTCTAGCTCAGGTGTCTGCGCCCATACTAGCTTCTCTGGCGCAACATCTTGGTCAATGTCTTGCACAACCAAGTTGCCAAGTTTAAGAGGATAACGGTCAAGGTCAGCAAGGTTAGGGTTGAGCATGAACTGCATCGCGTAACCAGCTGAGCCATAAGATATTTTTCGCTCTTGCAAATCAAAATCTGTAAAGCGCGTAGGTTCGGCAGAATCGCCTTGGGTATCCTCATCTATACAGAGGGTAGACAGGGTATCGCCATATGTGTTCATCGCCTTCTTAGGGTCTACCTTCTCAGCAGACCACACCTTGGACGTAAACCCTCTCTCTTGTAGTTTACTGTAAAGGCTGTCCTCACACTGAGGCGTACCTAGAACAAGTATACGAGATGTCTTATTAGGCTTAATGATGGCATCAAATTCTTTAATCTGTTCTGACAGCTTGTCTCTCATCTGCTGTGTAGCAGAGTTGTTTGCTACCTCAACGTCATCCGCAATGATGATGTCAGCACGAGAACCTGTCAGCTGGGAAGTTATTCCCAAGCTCTTAACACTAGGTGCGTGAGAGGCTCCAGAGGGTCCTACGTCAAACGATACCTTAGAGAATCTCTGGTCAGCATGGGGCTTCAAGAAACTCAGAATAGGGATGTCATGAATCAGTCTCAACGTGAACGTAGAGAAGTCATCAGAACGTGTCTTCGATGCAGAGACAACTAGGATGTTCTTAGAGGGGTCTAGGAACAACTGATGTACTACGAACGCAGAACAAATCCAAGACTTGCCAACTCCTCGAAAGCCTTGCACCACAGCCCGCTTTGGACCATGCTGCATGAAATCAGCTATATCGTATTGTATGTCAGTTGGGTCACGCTTGATCTGTTCTAGCGAGTGCCAAATGTAATACAGGAAGTTTCTGAAGTCTTTAAGTTCGTTAGGTATTTGTGGCTGCTCTTGGCTCATCATCTTCTCGGAACGGCAGCACCTCTACTAAATTTTGCATGGTGTTGTCTTCACTAACTGAGGCAGTGACTTGGTTGTCTTTGAGTAGCTGCCTAGCTACATTAAGGATTGCTGGGTTTGATTCTCCAGACTTGATGACAGTCAGTAGCTCTTCAATAGTTAAAGCCATTAACTCATCTAAAAGTTCTTTGTTCTTATTGTTTGTCGTCGTCATCTTCTTTAAGCTCCTTTAAGATTTTGATTACTAAATATGTGAACGACGTTAAGCCAACTAGAATGGCTACGAGCGCATTCACGTCCGATAGGGTTAATGTCCCGAGGATTCCTAAGAAGCCTACGAGGGATGGAGTATGTTCTGAGTTCATAATTTTTAAGCTAGTACCTCCATTAGTGTTATGGTTGATAGAGCATTTTGATAACTAAAAAATATTTGTCTATTATTACCTGATGTATCAAGTTTTTGTTGTACCTTGTAAGTAACCGTACTAGCTGTTGAGGGTGAGTCTAGGGCTGTATAAGAAGAAGAAAATGCAGCTTGAACACCCGCTGTACCATCAAATCTTGCACCAATATATTCTGCTATTTCTGTGCTTCCTCTTACAAGTCTAACTAATCCTTTTTGATTATTAACAGTTCCTGTAGCAAGACCTACAGAAGCAGAAACTATTACAAAAATTTTAGAAGAAGCAGCAGTAGGAGTTATAGATACTGACAAACCTACATCATCGTAAGTTGTTGTACCATTATTAACCTCTGTTGAAGTTGTTGCAAATACTACCTGACCAATCTTACCACCGCCAACCGTAGTGCTACCACCTAAGGCGACTGCACTTCCGTTGATTGTTATGGAATCGTTCTCCAGTTGGCTATTAGGCAAGCTGCCCTCTAGCATCCGAGTGTTGTTTTTTGTTAAACTCATATATCATTTTTTGGGGTTAATTTTTAAGATAAGGCGTGGAACTCCACATTGGCAGTTATTGAGGCGTTGGTATTTTGATCGGTTAAGCTTATAGACCAAGAAGCTCCTTTCTTAATAGGAATTGTTGCCGTAGCATACTTATTTCCATCGGTGAGGGTAGCACTATTTAAGTACTGTTTATAGGTATGTCCATCCGCAACTATCGTGGCTAAACCTCCATAATAATACGCGCTACTACCAGAACCCCATTGCGCACCATTAATTTGTATCACCAAGAATCCAGATGATGGAGCTGTACCTGAATTACCGACAGCGGAAGGAGATGACAAGCTTGGGCTACTAGCATCCACATAAGCCTTGATACTCGAAGAGCTAGCCAACGAGGTTGTTGACACACCAGAGGTCATCGTGTCATCATCTATAACCTCAGCGAGTTTACTTGTTGGAATACTTCCAGCAAGTTTATCTTCTGTAATGCTTCCAGCTAACTGTGCGTTAGTAATACCACCTGCTAGTTTATCCTGAGTGATACTCCCCGCTAACTCTGAATTAGTAATGCTAAGTCCTGCTAGTTTATCCTGTGTGATACTCCCAGCTAGTTTATCGTTAGTTACACCAAGGTCTTTAATCTCAGCCTTGTTAACACTTGTAAGTCCAATCGTTACGTCATCCACCGAGACCGAACTAGCGGCACTAGCGGCTGTTACTACAACAATCTTAGAACCACTTGGAGGCGCGGCTGTTCCTTTAAATTCTATTGTAGAGTTAGTCATACTAATCTCATAGGAATCTATAGGCGACTGCATCACACCATCAATAGACACACGATAAGCCTCCTCTTTTTCTGTTTGAGGAGTAAACGCTGTGAGACTAAACACTTTAGTTGCTCCGTCGCCTGTAAGGGCTTGGCTTGCAAAGTTTGACAGACTTGTACCTGCTTGTAGACCTTGGGTAGCGATTGCGGCAAACTGAGAAGTACTAGCATCTTCGGCTATCTCTTGTGCCACAAACAGTCCTTGTTGGTAAGCTGTATCTAGGTCACTCTCGGATAGTCGTGAGCCGTTCTGGAAGTCTACTAGCTGTGCTGTAGAAGTAGCACGATACAACCGAATTTTTGTATAAGAAGCAGCGGGGGTATCAGCCAGTGTAACCGTCTTGTTTATTGCGTCTGTAGGACTAGATGCGTCTAGCGCGAGTGGAGTCCACTTGCTCCCATTAAATCCGATTACATTTACATCGTTGATGATGATGTATTTGAATGGCACGTTGTAGGTTGTAGCGGATAGTTCTCCACTGCTGTATTCTTTATATGATTGTGGCATGATTATTTTTCCTTGTTAATTTATGCGTCTAGCAATGCTTGTAATGTTTCGGTTGATGCACCTCTTTGTGCTTGAGTGTTGATAGAGCGCATACGTTTGTACTCTCGTTCGATTTCTGGAAACTCTTCCATCATCAAACTTAGAGAGCGCGAACGATACTTACTCATTACTTTATTGATAAGTTGTACTCTAGGACTCTTTAATGCTCCGTCAGTGAGTGGAGAGAGTCGCTGGTAACGTTTGCTACTAATTAACTTCTCAAGTTCTTGTCGAAGAGTTTTGCCTCTGATCTTTGTGTCACTAAGAAGTTCTAAGCGTCTGTCGTAGGCAGACTGTCCTTTATCATTAACGAACTCCGTCATGTCGATACTACGGTCAAGTGTTGTGCTTGTCTGTGTAAAGCCATGTTCAAGTGATGCTAGTTCTTCAAACACTACGTCACCGTCTCTTGTAGAGATAGCTGAAGGATTGAACGGACCAACGAATGGAATCTGTTCCATGATTACAGGCTCACCTAAGATGTTACGTTTAGGGTCTAGGTTGTCGTTACCCATTGGTAGCTTCTTCATAAATGCGTCACTGAGGCTGCGGACTTCTCTCAAAGTCGTGTCACCCATAACGGATTGACCTTGATAGAGAACGTTGGGAACAAACCCACCAGCAATGTTTCGGACTGCTCGTTCCATCTTACGGTCTGGCTCTGAGATAGCATCAGTCAGGAATTTAAGACCTGCTAGGTAAGACTTCTCAGTTACGTTACGAGATAGAGAGATAGAGGCTGCTGCAAACATCTGCTCAGCCAGCGTTGTGTTACTACTGGCGTGGTCGTCCAACTGCTCAACAATATCTACAAGGACACCAAAGTGTGTGCCGAGAGGATCGAGACCCGCAAAGCCAGCATACTTGTTTCCAAACTTGAGTGAATACTTTTGCCATCCTGTAGCTTCAAGAGTCTTGCGTTGTGCGGTATCTTTTGGACCACCGCCCGTGATAAAGTCACGGTTTGCCATAATCATATAAATCAACGTGCTGTTGATCATAACAGATGTAGCAATCTTACCTCTTGTTCGTGCAACCTCGATAGGGTTACGAGACTCTAGCTTCATACGCAACTCATCTTGAGTTCGCTTGAGCATTGGCATGTCAGGCATCATAGCAAGTGCGCTACGTCCTGCATCCATTGCGCCACCTGATGCTCGATCAAATGAGAACTTCAGAATGTTTACTGGAGTACGAATGAACGGAAAGATTAAACGTAGCGGAGGAACTTTAGAAGTCATGGCTTGTGCCAAGTCTGCAAACGCACCTGCATCGTTTGTGAATGTACCGTAACGTGCTTGCTCTAGTGAGCGAGCTGCTACGTTGTCAATGTCAGAGATGTTCTCTATTCCGAGTCCACCTTCCTCAACTGACTTTAGCATGTCTGCGCGTTTGTTCGTCTCTTCGCCTATGATACGATTCACTTCGGAACCTCTCTTCTGTGGAGACATTGGTTTCTTACCACCAGCTACAAGTGCGTCATCCATCTTCTTGACGGTTGCTTGTGCAAACTTCATGACACCTGCATCAGAGAACGCACGTTCACCATCCACAAGGACAGCGTCCATACCTCTCATGACATACTCGGTCAATGCGTCAGGGTCTTTGATTCCTAACTTCATGCCTTTGAGTGTCCACTCCATCTTTGCGTTCGAGCGGAACAGAGATTGCTTAAACACTTCGTCCATCGCCATGAGGGTCTTAGCTGGAATGTTAACAACATTCTCACTGAACCAATTCATGGAGTTCTTCATCGTTTCTTCAGGAGCAGCATTATCAAAGTATTTTGGAATACCAGTGTTTGCTGTGTTCTCAAGTGGGTTACGTCCGATGTCTAACAACTGGTCTTTCATCGAATACACATCTAAGAAATACTTCATAGACTCACGGAACGATTCAAACGTTGACATTTCTTTCAGCACCATACGAGTGATGGCTGGGTCTACAGATAGTCCACCGATTGCTAGCTCTGTTTGGAGAAGGGTCTGGGTAACCATGTTACCAACACCATTCTTCATCATAGTCCTTGGACCAGATAGTAGGGAGTTGATGAACCAGTTCTGTGCCATCTCCATGAACTTGCCACCTTCGGCAGCGCGTCCTGCTTTAACGACACCAAGCATCTGGTCAATCATATCCTTAGCGGATGCGTTCTTAGGGTCACCACCTGCAAGAATAATTCTGTTAATTAGGACATCAAAGTTCTGCTTCTCTCCTTTGTTGCTAGCCATGTATTGGTTAACAATCTCTTGAGAGCGTCTCTCTGCTGCTGATAGACTTAGCTTAGTTCTGGCGAACTGTGTTGACTGTAGACCTTGACCAAATCCTCGACGGAGGTTGGAGCCAGCAGCAACTAGGTTCAACATCTTCTGGATGTCTCCCATTAGTTCTGCTCGGTCTGCGTCAGTAGCTTCAGCACTTTGCGATGCAATCTTCTTAGCTTTCTCTACGATGTCAGCACCTTGCTGAACAGCGATAGATTCTACTGTGTACATACGAGCTGAAATTCTACGAAGCGCAGCTGCGTCTTTACCTGCTGCTCGAACTTCTGACTCAACTATGTCAATCTTTTGACCAGACATCTCAGCACTACGTCTTGCTTGCTCAACTGCCTGAACGATACCGCCACCCTTAAGTCCATCAGAACCTTGTAGCTTACCATCTTCGTAGAAGCCTATGCTTCCAGTCTTTTCCATTTCCTCTAGGACTTGCGTCTCTGCCTTCGCTAATACTTCGCCAAGGTCATAAGCTGATTCAACTTCACTAATAGCTTTGACGGTTCCTTTAACAGCAAGCGTACCGCCTCTGTTTTCTATAGTGATTTCTGGTCTACCTTCGCCTGACTTCTGGAAGAAACGATTCTCGTTTATCCGCGCACCTCTTGATTTGATAGGATTTCCATAAGGAGTCTTATAACTTTCTATAGAATGCTTGCGGTTCTGCTTACTAATTAGGTCAGCAAAGTTAGCGACTGTGTCTCCTAGTAATGTTCCCTTAGCGTCAACGCCCATAAAGTCTTTCAAGACTTGTATAATATTATCCCATAGAGTTGTGTCGCCAGTCTTAACACTTCTTAAGTAGTTCTGGAACTTAGTGTTGCTCATGGCTTCAGCCAAGAACTCGTCTACGTTAGTAAGACCATACCACTCTCCAATACGCGAACGCATTCCAGAGCTGTCCAAGAAACCTGTGGCATCATTCAAGCTGCCCATGATTCCTTTAAACTCATCAGGGGCGTTATCAAGAGCAGTCTTATAGCTCTCTAGTAAACGCTTGAGCGGAGGAGCTGTGTCAGCACTGGCGATGAGTTCATCAACCTTTGCTAAATAGTCAGCTCCTTTAAGGTTACTGATTGTAGATATTTCTGGTGGGATGAAACGAACCTGAGCTGCGTGTGTTATTTCATGAAGCAGCGTTGCTTCTGTAAACACGGCATCTCTTGCCATTTCTCCCTGCGATATTTTTGTACGGTTCGAGTAAAGCTCGATGTTTTGTTGGTTTCCTTTGAACCCAAACGAACCAAATGAGTCAGAGTCTTCTATAATAGTACGAACAGTTGTTTCAAGAAACTCGTTGTCCTTTCCTAAAATTTCTAAAAGACCAGCTGCTATGTTCTTAACTTGAGGTGTCGATCCATTCTCAGCAAAACGCTCTAGTGCAAACTTAGCGTTTGTCTCTCCAGCAATGTTTCCAGAAAAGTCACGCTCCATTCCCACAACTTCCTTGTCGTTTATGTAACGAAGTGCGGGAAGCTGCATTACTTGCGCGAGGGCTGAATCGGTAATCTCTCCGCTATTCTTTGCTTCATCACCAGTCATCAATCCCCATGTGCGAATCTCCTTTACGGAGTTCCTCATGCCATCGTTTAGTTCGATAGAGAAAGAATCTTTAGGGTTGTCAAAGTATTTAGATGAAACCTCTGGGTTGTATTTTCTGAAGTGTCCAATTAAAGTTTCTTCAAGTAGATCAAGAATATCATCATTTTCCAGAACGTTATACGCTTGTGATTTTAAGTCGTTAAAAGTTTCCAAGAAATTAAGGTCATCTAGAACGTCTTCATCTAAATTAAGTTTATCTAGTTCATTATAAAAATCTGCAATAAAAGCTTTTTCAGCAAAAACTGTCCGACCTCCTCTACGAACTTGAGCTTGTCTCCATTGATAAAATAAATCAGAATCATTAAAGCCATCGAGTATATCGCTGGGGTTTTCTAAAAGGTCTTGTTCTTTTAAAGTTTTTACAAGATCATCATACTCGCCTTTAAGTGTTTTTGGACCCTTTGCCCTGTCTGTCTTAGACATTCCAACCTTACCGCCAAAAGGTTTAGCCACTTTGTTGACAGCAGAAACCATTTTATCTTTGTATTGGTTGTAACTCTTAGCATCTTGGCTGACCGCAAAGTCTTGTATCTCATCCCCTTCTTTAGTAAGTCTTTTGTTTAAAGTTTCAGAGGCATTCTTACCGAATACGTTTTCTGAATCTTCCGCATTCTTTACTATTTTTGTGACTGTTTCCCCGTCTGCCTTTGTGATGTCGTAAGATCGACTACCGTCCGCATTGAGAGCATTTAGTTTAATGTTATCAACTGTTGTGCCATACAGCGAAGCAATCTGATTCGGAGTAGACCACGATACTCTATCATAACCTTCCTTCGCAGCTAACTGCATTATCATACGCATAGATGCGGGTATGTAACTATCTTCTAGAGGTAGCTTACCTTTATCAATCGCTCCGTCTCTGATAGCTTGACGTTTTCCTTGAAGTACGTCCGATTGAACTTCTTCAACATAAAGAACCCTTTGATTTGTATTTGCGTCTGTGCGGTCTGTAGTTCTAAAGTGTAGAAGAGTGTTATCCTTGAAGTGCTGGTTAGCATTATAAAGTCTAGCTTGTGATGAAGTTCCATCGCCAGCTTGTAAAACAAACTCACGGTAGTTATCTCCCCCTTCTTGATTTCCTAACCTTTCATAAGTTTTATTGGTATCTAGACCACTACGCTCTTTAAGCATATACTTAAACTGGTTCTCATTTAAGAACTCATCAACTTCTTTCTGTGTAACACGATCCTTACCTTTTGATTGCGCCCAGTCATCGAAGCCCATCCAGCGTAACTCTTCAGCTGTGCCTTTCTCACCAAACTTGATAAGCTCTTTCTCCATGACATTAACAGGAACAGATTTATTCTTGTCTATTCTCTTGGACTGAGTGAACACATTCTTAGATGCTTTAACGGCAGGACTGTAATCCTCTACTTGCACAGTTCTAATTTGTTTGAAGTCCATGCCTTCACCAATCTTCTTGGCTCCCACCGCATCGCCTCCTTTGAATTTCTTGTGCGCTCTAAGAGCCAGACCGAACGTACCCGCCATAGCTCCAGTGATGCCTAGACCTTCTAAGGTATTCTTGAAACGACCTTCGAGTTCTGAGTCATCACCGTCTGCTGCTAGGTATTCAGTGACAGGATTAGCTACGGATGGGAAAGCTTGTATTAGATTAGAGAGACGTTCTTCTTGTGCGTCGAACGCTACAAAGTCTGTAGCTGCTTCGGATGCTAGAACACCTTTCCAATTCAAGACTTCTTTACCCTTCTTGTTTACCTTCATGAAAGGCTTGGCAAACTTAGTAGCCTTACCAGCTGCGCTGAGACCTTTAGATATAGCACCGTAGGGAACGAGGAACTGCGTGATACCTTCAACAAGAGAGCCAGCAATAGTCTCTGATCTGCCTAAGAAACGGTTATCATAGTCTGGTAGGTAATCAAATGTTGCCCAATCAGCTAATTGATAGACACCTTGGACCGCTCCTTCAACACCTCGAAACGGTGCAGCGAGGATGTCCTTGACCATGCTGGGGTCTTTTTGGTTCTGTATCAGCTCATCTCCACCGTTATTAATGTTTTTGAGTATTTCGTCTGTGTTTAATCCAAGTGCCATAATTTTTTATTTATCCTTTTTTGAAAATCCAAATCCAACAAGAGTGTAAGCGTTCACCTGATAGCCTACCATTTTTTGTATTATTTCTAGTGTACCAGCCTCATCCATGTTGGATGTATCATATAGTGATGATGCGTATTCTCTTAACATGACCTCTTCTTGAGTAGTTAGATTGTCAGAGTCGGTGAAGGCTTTGTCAACCAAGTCATAAGGAAGAATGACTATCGCTGATTGGCTGATTTCTGTGGCAGAGAATTTTACACCATTGATACTTCCTGAACCAAGTTCTTCTAATGTAATTGGAGCAGTGCCGTCTTCGGAAGCACGTTTTAAAGTCTCTCCGTGTAAATATTCTCCAGCTTTTTCCTGATATTTAATGGCTTGTTTAGCTAATTTTTCATCAGATAGTCTAACCTTTTTATTGCTGTTGTTTATATTGACATAAACCATATCGAACTTCCCGTCTTGCCAACTCACTACATCATCCCCTTTAACCTCGTGTCGGGTAGCCCCATCTCTGTAGGAACCCATACCAAAACCTCGGCTTGTGCTATTTAGGTCTTTAAGCATTTTCATTCGATTAAATGCCCCGTTTTGTAGTGCCTGATATGCGGGCGTTCCACTTATAAATCCTTTTTTGCCGTTCAAAGCGTGTGGGACTAAGCCGCTTATTTCTTGAAGTTCAACAACAGGTTGCTCAGTTTTTTCGCTCGCTGTCTTCTGATCTTCTAATACGGTTGCTGGGTCTTCTTCCGCACCTACTCGACCGTCAAGCTTACCATCAGCCATGTCAGCTTTTAGGTCAGCCTTACGTCTTAATCTTAACTGTTTGCCTTCTTCAATTTTCTTTTGATAGAAAGCTTCACTAGTCAGATTTGCTTCTTCAGTAGAAGGCTCTCTGTTAAGTATTTCGTTTGCTAGAACATCGGTCTCAGCTTCATACTCAGTTGCTTTTTCCAATGCCTCTGGTGCGCGTTCAAGGACTTTGGGGTCTACTGAATCTCCCACCATTGAATCAAGTTTATAGCCATCTATAATCATTGACGAATATGTTTCTGTATCGTCGCCCCCAATATCATCCTGAAAGCGTAGCTCTTTTATAGACTCTTCTTTGTCATTAACGAACTGATCGTGATCCTTCTTCTTCTCAGCAACAAAGATCATTCTAGCCTTCATTGCTTGTGCAGGTTTATCGATAGGGTCAATATCAGGATTGGCGTAGATAGCATCAATGATAGGATTTAGTTCTTCCAACCATTCTTGTGTCTGGTTCGCTCTATCTAATTCCGTATCCATTCTTTCGTAAACTGGATTACCTGCTGAATCTTTAACAGCCAGAAAATCCATAAACTCGGAGCTTGCTACATTTACTCCTGAATTTGTTCGCTGTGTAACAACCCTCATTTGTTCTTTAACAACCTCGTCCGAGAACTGTCTTACTATTAATGCCTTGGTTCCTTCAGATATACTTTTATCATCCTCTGGAATCTTAGCGACAGCGTCTGACACAGCCCTAGCAACATCAGCAGCGTTCTTTGCTTTCGATGTATCAACTGTGATTGTAAGACCGTCATTTATGAATAGTTCTGTAGATGGTGGAAGGTCTTGCCCTAAAGCGATAGCGTTAGAATAAATTGCTTGGAACTCACTAACGGAGTCATTACGTTTTGTCTCTACGCCCTGAGCTATTAGGTCTAGTCTTTTATCTTCATTAGACCTAGCATTTTGTAGCTGGTCCAAAAACTCTTCGTTGACCGCTCCGTTACCTATTTTTATACCACCCTCTTCATAAAGCTCAATTATTCGATCTGCTTTTGCTGGGTTCTTTTCTCTTAAATTAGTAACAACGCCTACAAGTATATCTTGATTTTGCTCAACCGTTCCCGCACCAGTAGCATCATCCCAATCAGGTGCTGACCAAGTTGAGTCAGAAAATTTCTGAGATATGTCTGTAATAGTTTCAGCCTTGTGTTCACGAATCATGTGAGCGTTCTTGAGTTCCCCAAACCTAGCCTTGGTTGATTCACTGATGCTGTTAATCTGTTTATAGAACTCTTGTTCTCCTAGACCAGTTAATCCGTACTGCTCCGATATCTCATCCGCTTTAGTCTGAAAGTCAAAGCTTTCATCCTCAGCGTATTTGTCCATGTTAGTCAAGTAGTCTTCAGTGAAGACACCAGCCACACGACTACCCACACGCCTGTAAGCACGTTCGTAGTTGTTAGGGTTCTCAGCGAAGGTTATGAGCTTCTTACGTTGAGCCTCATCTATTTTCCTTTTGTCGTTGTTGATTGATTCAGTAAGACCAGAGGAGTCTCCAGCATCTAATAACTTAAGTTGCTCAGGTGTTAACAACTCCGTAGCATCTGCCATAGCAAGAGACTGTTGCTCTTTAATGTTTGCGTAACCTTTGAGTATTGGACCAGAGTAACGCTCTAGCGAGTCTGAGAGCTGCGACAAGGCATTTGTTTTGGAGTATACAGGGGCAGCTACCGAATAGTTACCAGCACTCACTTGAGGAGCGCGGAAGGTCTGCTCGTCAAGGTTAAGGTCTACATCAACACGTGAGTCATTTCCTCCGAGGAGGGATTTGAGAGTTTGTTTTCTTGCCATTATGTTTTGATAGAGCTGAGAGTTCCGTAAGTGTTAAGACCTGTGTTTGCACCTTTCAGGATTCCCCCAAGGTAGTCAGGCTGTTCGATTGGCTTGTTAATAGCAAGCAGACGCTGTGAAGAACCTAGAGCGTTGTCTTGCATACGTAAGTCTGTAGCAATTCCAGATTGCTCTAGTTGTCTTGTAAGTCCAAAGCTGTAAACTGCTTGCTTACGTGTTAGGTCATTCATTAGAGCGTCAACGCTGATACCAGATACGCCAGCCTCACCAGCAGATACACGAGCAGTTGCTCTAGCTTCTCTTGCCTTAGTAACGGACTTCTGTAATTGAGTAGCAGCTTGCTCCTCTTGGAATCTTTGATTGATACGTTCAGCAGACTGTTGTTGGAGAAGACGTTGTTGCTCTGCCTTAGTTTGGTTTGCTTGAGCTTGGGCTTGCGCCTTGGCTGCCTGTTGTTGTCCTCTTATACTGAGAGCTGAAGTAGCTACTCCCATCGTAGTAGACAGAATAGTAGCACCTACTCCAGCTGCCGCTGCACTGCTAGCTCCTGCGGCTAATCCTATTGTTACTGGACACATATTATTCTTTCTCCTTTTTGGTTATTGTAAATTCATAGAAGGGGTGGTCAGAGAATTTATACTCTTGCCCCATCTCCGCACCACACCACTTAAGCCAAGCGATGGCTGCTTTATTATCTTTGTGAACAAAGTTCTTTGCTCTTGTGTATGACTCAACGAGTGTGTTAACCACAAACCTAGAGCCTCTTATAAAATCGTATTTGCAATCAACCACTGAATCTGTTGATAGCATCCATATATACCCATCACCCTCAAAGTTGAGGGAACCAGTTCCAAACATACAGAACGGTACATCATACGGATCGAACACTGTGTAAGTCACCGTGTCGGCACCTAGTGCTACTTCCAAAGCTTCCTTCGGAGTGTAACCCATGCACTCACACTCAATCTTATCTACCTGCCTCATGAACGGATAGATGTGTTCTATGTCGTCCTCAACGGACTCACACATATAAATCTTACCTTGTTGATAGATTTTCTTACGCATAGCGTGATGATCTGGAGTGCATGAATGATTCAAACTCTGCCGATTGAAAGTTAGATGGCAAAGCTGAATCGTTCTCAATACTTATTTTAGTATCCTGTGCTTTCGTAAGAACAGGGAAACGATAGAACCCGCTGTCTAAGTTAAGAGTTCCTATTGTAGTGGAACCCACAACATCAGGAGTAAAGATATTCTCATAGGTATCACGGAACTTAGGAGTCACCTTGACCTTAAAGAAAGCCGTATTGTCAAAGTATATAGAGCCATTGCGTATCAACAACTTAGCGGCATTAGATGGGCTTGTGCTGTTGCCCGCCTTGGCTTTAAATAGTTGCTCAGAGAAGGTGTACTTCATGGTATAAGAGATGCCTACCCATACATTTGTATCTATATCATTACCAGCAGTATCAACATCGTTAACCGCTTGTGTAAGAGTAACAGTGGCTCCTGAGTTAGTAGCATTGAGCTTGAGTCCGTCTGTCGTGTAAACCTCTACAGAGTTGTCTGCTGGGGTGTATGGTAGGGTGATTGTAGAGGAGCCATGTGTAACAGTCTTAGCTACTCGCATATCAAGGTGAGTAACGTAACCAGCAGCATCCTTTAAGCCAGACTCTAGAGGCATCTCAATGAGATTAGTTTCGGTTCCATTAGTCATGACTGCGTATAGAGTAGACTCAATGAACTCAATACCTCGTATCTCCCCTGTAAAGGTAAACTTAGACCAAGCACTTAGGACTTTCTGGTTATTATTCCAGAAGTAATTGTAGATATATAGGGAGCCTTTCTCTTCACCACTGAGTAACACAATCATATCCTCGGAGGTAGTCCCTGCCATATCAATAATGTTACTAGGAATGTAAGCGGGAACGTGTTCAGTAACCTCAGTGGAATCGTAATTATCCGTAGAGGCATTTACAGTGAACTCTCTCATCCCCGTAAAGGCTCCACGAGTGAACGGGAAGTAAATATAAGAACCTAATGGTAATGGGTCTACTTGGTCTTCAAAGCTGAAGTTAGTAATAGGGGTGATGCTGACTGTCTTAGGGGTCAACACATCGCCACCCTTGAGAACGAACTGTCCATTCTCTGAGAATAAAATAAGATTCTCTTGGAAGCCTTTAGCGGACTTAAGGTTAGTCACTCGACTACTTGCTACTGATATGTCAATAGGGTCGGAGTCTAACAAAGTAGTTACTGTAGTGCGTCCAAAGTTATACTCCAGATTTCCAGAAGTATCTACAGCACCTAGTCCACTTTCAGATAGAATGACATTTTCTCCGCTAAGAAAACCCAAGCGATTCTTAAAGAAGAATATATTTGAAATTCTGTTAGCGACAAAGGAGGGGAGTGGATTAGTTATGTCGTCCCCCGCAATTCGTTCGCTTAGGGAGATGTCCTGTAGTTTAAAAGAATCGACTGCATCGTTTATAAGCAATAAAGGCATTGATGTAGGTTCAACTCCTTTAGATATACCAAAGCCAACTGTCTCTACCCAGCTTCCTTCACCAAAAGACTGTCCGTTAGCTGTTTCAAACTTAACATAGTAGTCGTCTGCGCTTATTTCAGCGTCTCCTCTTACCTTTACTTTAAAGTTATTGAAGCATTTGAAAGGTAGGGAAGATATTGAATCTACTTCCTTGTGTACTGCCTGTAACCCGCTGTCAGCTAAGGAATCGGTTGTAGATATTGCCATCGAAGTGAGTGCTACATCTGCAACTATCTTTATAACACTGCCGCTCCTAGATGCTGTAAAGTAATTGTTTATTACAGTGTTGTTATTAATCCTCGTTACCAAATCAGCCGCGATTAAATTTGTATTCGCATTTGTGCCAGATGAACTGGAGCCAGAGGAATGAGTAACGGAACTTGATACACTTGTTCCTGAACCAGTGCTTGTACTTGCTGTAACTGTAGGTGCGTTAGAGTTTGTGGTTGTGGTACTAAGCAGACTGCCTACCCTGCCACCGCTGTTAGTATTAACAATAGTGGTTACACTACCTCCGTATCCAGCATAGTCGCCACGATTAACAACAGATACAGAGCCTACACGTCCGTTATTATTAGCCTCCATATTTACTTGGAGAGTAGCGTGACTGTAAACCCCATGAGTTGACTGAAGCTGTATGGTAGCCGTTCCTACCCCGTAACCTGCCCCTTTTTCGTTTACTGTGACGCTTCCTACTCTGTATCTTTTTGTCATATTAATGTAATTAATCGCACCAATACTGCTAGTGTTGTAAGAGTAATTATAACTAGACATATTCACCGTTAAAACGGCTGGTGTAGTTACTCCTCCAGTGTCAGCGGTATTTGCTGTTAGAGTAATCGTATAACTTTTATCATAAGCCCCTTGACTAACGAAAACTAAACCTTCGGTTTCTAGCTCGTCTGTGTTAACCGACTGAGACTCAACGCTGTGATTAGTGTTTAACAAGAACGAAGAGTCAGCAACAGTTACAGCCTTTAATATGTTTCTTGGATTAGTTGTATCTAGGTATGTGCTACTTACTGGATAACCTGTCGCAACATACGTCGTAGTATTTCCTGCAGAAGCGGTGTTGTGTGCTGTAACTTCGGCAGAGGTAAATGACTTTTTGTAGATGTTAGTGCCTACTTGTATAGTGGCTTCATTACCTGTTGTTATATTGTAGGCGTAAAGACATATCCCGTCATGAATAACCACATACTTCTCAGAGCCATTTCGATTGATAAAGTGAACAAAGCTATTAGCATCAATAGCACTCGAAAGTAACTTACCAACGTGCCTAGTATTAGGGCGTTTCTTAAGTCCATCCGCAACAGAGCTAAGAGCGTTTTCCTGCTCCTCACATTGACCAGCAAAGCGAGTTGCGTCTGGTTGTTGAGATACCCCTTGGATGAGGTTAGGGACTGCTGTGTTAATTAAAGGCATTATTAAATATCGTAGTTACGGTTTAAACCTATTCTTGTGGCTGCATCAAAGTTGTCAAATATAGTTCTATCAGAGCCTCCATAGTCGGACTCCTCGAGTCGAGAACGCGCTTGGTATTCATCGCGCGCTATCAATGCTTCAAGCTCTCGCGATCCCACTACCCGTCCTTGAAAAATTCTAGAGGCACGTAGTGTAATATATCTACGCGCTTCTTCTGGAAGAGAGTCCCAATCAAGTAACCGCATTAGGTTGACCTTGATACTCTTTGTAAATGTGGATGTGTTGTTGGTGCGGTCAAATAAAGATGAACCTCTTTGTACTATGTCTAGCGATTTATCATCAGCGTCTACTTGAACTGCGTCCGTAGGAACAGTGATGCTTCCATCGACTGGAGATAGGGTGACATTCTTCTCAGAGTTGAAGTGCCAGCCCTCTGATTGTATCTCTTTGCTTACTTCATTCAAAGCAGATAGAGCAGTGGTTGCACTTACAGGTAAAGAACCTGTTAATGAATTGATGGGGGACTCACCGATGTGACCCAACATCACGTTAACGGATTCTAGTTGAGAAGTTAAAGTTGCCATTATTTGCCTTTCTTTTTAGGGAAACCCTTTTTCATGTTGCTGTAAGACTTATTGCTTACGGTTGATTTACTCTTGGGACGACTGATTCCAAGCTTACGTCTGCGGTTGATATTTTCGTATAAACTCATATTAACATTTCCATTAATAAAAAACCCCACCCCCATTTGGGGGCAGGGCTTGATTAATTATTAAGCAGGCTTCACTGCAACAGCACACTCAGGACGGAGAACTCCGTGACCCATTGCGTACTTAGCAACGAAGAGCGTGCCTTGACGCTCGATTTGGTATTCGCTTTCAGTAGCAAGATCAAGAAGCTTGACCGTACCGATTGCTTCCTTAGTACCGCAAAGCATGCCGTACTCAAGGGTTGGTCCAGAACCAGTTGTCAATGGAGAGAAGTCTCCGTTGTAACCACTACCACCACTGAATACAGTGTTGTTGGACGAGCCATCACCAGTAGCGACAGCTGAGTCATCACCTAATTCAGCGATGTCAACAAGGTGGTTGCTCTTTACGAGACGGATACCAGCAACGCTTGCAACAGTACCAGCATTGACGTTACCGCCAGAACCAGTGTCCTTGTTGATAGCAACGTTGTCAGATGTTAGCAACTTGTAGTAAGTAGCTGGAGCAAGGATCGCGAAGCGACCTTCATCTGGAGCATCATTCTTGTCAAGTGTTTCAGCAACAGCGTATAGAGCATCGATGATGCCAGCAGCTGTGTTTGTAGTAGCACCAGTGATGCTTGTACCAGCAGGGGTGTTGGTCAAGTTAGCACTGTCTTGTGAAGCAGCATAGAGAGTCTTCATCGTTGCGATGTCGAAACGTTTTGCTAGAGCCTTACCAAGTTCAGCAGCGTAGATGCTACGAACGTCATAATGCTTTTTGAGTTCATCAATGTTTGCGATGAATGTCGAAGAAACAAGAACGTCATCAATAGTGATGATCTTCTCGTTCATGCCAATGTTGGATAGGTATCCAGTTGACGCTTCGACGATGTTTTCGCCTACGCTGTGATATTTAGCAGTAGCTATTCCAGAAACTGGGAACTGTGCAGATTTCCCTGAAGAAATCGTGCGAAGCATGTGCAGTTCTTTCATGACGTTTGTCTCAGAGAAACTCGTAAGAATTTCACCAGAGAAAACTTTTAGAAAGAGTGCATCATTGTCAGACCCACCTTGGATTAAACCACTACGAGTTGGGGAGAAGTCTCCGTTTGCCATAGTATTTTCCTTTGTTTATTTATTGATAGAAATGAGAACAGAATGTTCTCGTTAGTTTTGTGGTCTTTCAGTCCGTGTATATTTTACGATCAGTGAGTTGTCTGACGTATCAGGCTCAGTCGCTACTTTAAACTTAGAGTAGAAATTATTTTTTATGCTTGTTATGGAAGTCGAAGAGTATCTTTACCTTCTCCTTCAAGACCTCGATGCTGTAGTGCATCTTAGACAGTATGATAACTAGCGTAATAAATCCGATTAGTATTGGCGTTACTACCGAAGCAATTTGTAATGCCAATTCCATAAAATCATTTTACTTGAGATGATCCAAAGTAGAACCCTACAATGGCAAGCATGGATTGCCGAACCTCTGGAAGAATAACAAATCCTTCTAGAGAGTTCCATCCTCCTCCCCCTATACCTAAGAAACCAAGCAACCCTCTGGGTGCTGACTTCTCGACGGTAACGGGAGTGTCTAAGAGTGACAGAATGAATGGAGCTAGAATAACAGCGAAGAGTACAAACAATACGAACGTACGTCTTACCCACACACCGCCTCTTGTTGAAGCTTGCTGTGCGGACTCATCGGCTGCTTTCTGTTTAGCCAACTGCATCTCAAGGAGACGAGTTTGTGATTCAGCTTGGGAAGCGAGCATCTTCATAACGAAGCCGCTCAAACCACCACCAAGCATTGCTATTAGTTCCATACTCATAATTAGAATGCGTTAGAGACAGCGATGCGCTTCTCGATTTGTTCACGGTATGCTGGGTCGTTCTTATACCTTGGGTCTTGCATAGCCTCTACCATAGAAGCTGCGGAACCAAATGACTTAACACCACCCGTGCCTGATGTAGCACCTTGAGCAAGGTTGGGAGCTTTGCCTCCAGCCCCTAAGAACTGAGCGTACATACCTTTCACGGCAACACGTGCTTGTTCAACAGAGCCTCTTTCAACAATATCGTTGTAAGCTTGTAGGTCTCCGTCAGCTAGATTCTCTCCAGCCCATTCGCTCATGGCTGCATAGTTTGCATTACCACCGATGGACTCTTGAATCTCTAGAGCTGATGCCGTGGAGATAGCTTCTTGTCCATGAATGTAAGCCTCAACGAACTCACGCGGAATACCCGCCTTATCAAGCTCTATGAAAGCTTTGTCAGATAGCTTACCAGTTTCTGTAAACTCTTCTGTAGCTTTTTGTACAGCGTTACTAGTGCTTGTGTTGATTGGCTCAGGAGTTTCTTCGCCTTCTGCTTGATCTTCATCTTTAGTGGTTTCCTTCTTGGATTGTTTTTGTTGTAGCTCTTTATAAGCCTTTGCTAAATCTTCTGGGTTTTCAAACTTTTCATCTAGCCACTCAGGACGTTCAGAAGTCTTTTCGACTTCTTGTTTGCCCTCGTCAGCACTCGACTCTATAGTCTGACCCCGTTGTTGAGCAGCTTCGTCTTGCATAGCTGCTTGCTTCTCAAGAGATATATTCTCTTCGTTTGTGTTCTCGCTTACTGTTACTGACTGATAATTAGCCATAGTTTACTGTTCCTCTCTCGCTTCTGGTTGTTGTAGTTTTGCTTCTTCTGACATAGCCTTGATACCTGCTGGTCCAAGTTTCTCTGCCATCTGCATTTGTTGAGCTTGCTGGGCTTCCTGCGCCATCTGCTCTTGGTCTTTAATTAGACCGCTTGTTTTAATGCCGAGCGATGTAGCTCTGCGTTTAAAGTATTCTTCTACGTTAATAAATTGTTGTACAGCTTCTGGACCCACAACCTGAGCTGCTCCCGCTAGGAACATATCTAGCTTCTGTAGGTCGTTACCTCTACCTAATGCTTCTACACCAGTGATGATAACAGGACTCACAACCTTCTCAGGTAACTTAGGTAGAGACTTGTTCTTGTTCATGATGGTCATCAAACGATTGACCATAGGTAGCTGCATCTCAGTGCTTAGTAGAGAGTAGAGACCACCGATAGCAGACTCTAGTTCTTGTCCAAGCATACGAATCTCTTCAGCTGTCACACGCTCTGCGTTACGAACAACACCAGAGGTAAGTAGGAACGCGTGTCCCATACGCTCTTCAATTTTAGCCATGCTCTCTTGCACAACTCTGAAGTCATTGAACTTGTTTAGTTGTAGAACTGACACATCCTGAGCATTGCCTTGAGTGATAGCACCGTTAGGAGACTCAGCTAGAGTTCTTGCTCTGGTAGTTCCATTAGGATTGACCATGAACAATACTTTGGCTGCTGCTGAGCTGCCTTCGACAAGTGCTTGGGTAAGTTTCTCAAGAGACTGTAAGTCACCCAAGTATTCTTCTACGTACCCTCTGCCGTAATCTTCTCCGTCAATGCGAGAGAACCTTAGAGGAATGAAAGGGTTCTTATCTAAGGGGTATGATCCTTCGGAGGAAGGAATCATCTCTCCATTAATCTCTTGCCATACATACCACTTGTCGCTCTTACGACACACAGCTGTGTATAAACAAATCTCTTCGTCTGGTGACTCCATGTCTTGGACACCAACAAGACTCTTCATCTCATCTGTCAGTGACATATAAGATAGGTCTTCCTTAGTGCATATATAAATCACGTTGCCCATTGAGTCACGCTCTACACAGAAACGATCAAGATGGAACACACGAAGACCTGAGTCATCTGGTAGATATATAAGTGCGTTACCTGTGATGATAAGATGTTTAAGAGCTTCGTGAATACCTGTGCGGTAAGTGTTGCCACTGATCTCATCCATCACTGCTTCCTCTACTTGTTGTAGCGAGGACTCTATCTCAGTGATGAGTTCATCAGGTGCGCCTTCAGCACGTAGCTGATACTCATCTATCTTTAAACGAAAGAACGGAGCGTTGGGAGGTAGAAGTGCCAACAGTAATTTAGAAGCGAGGTTGTTTACTCCTCTTGCCCCAACGCCCTGAAATGGTGTATCCAAACGACTGTGAGAACCGAAGCCCTCATCTGGCATGACGTATGGAAGTGTAAGTTTTGCTGCTTTTCTAGCCCTGTCCAAGTAGGTGTATCGTTTACCTTCAAGGGATTGATATAATGATTGGGCAGATTTGTTACTCATAAATTTATTAGTCCTCTCCGACTTCTAGGGGTGAATAGGTATCAACAGTAGCCGACTCTTCGGACTCGTCGAGGTCATAATCATCAACATCTAAAGCCCACATACCGTCAGCCGTAGGGACTGGCTTAGTCAACCAGCGGGTTCCCTTGCCATCAGTCCAGTAGGAGAAGTTAAGGTCTTTGCCTTCTTCGTCGGCTCGCTCAATGGCGGCTTCTTCGCTTGCGTAAATTAGATACATTAGTAGATGTCGTATTGATTGTTAATGTTAGCTTCGATGGCGGGACGGTTAGCCGTCTGGTCGGAGGTATATACAATTATTTCGTTTATGGGCTGGGAGTAAAAAGAAGCAGCCCGAAAAGTAAAATTACAGCCAATTCTAAATTTTCTTGTGCCCGTGCTTGTTTGATTTGGGGATACCATAGAACTTGAGGCAGCCGCAGTTCCACCGTCCCTCGAAATAGAAGCGTTGGGGAAAGTACTAACTAATGATACTAGAGCTTCGCTACTTGTCACACTTGTAAATATACCAGTCAAAGCGCTGTTACCTTTACTTTGAGTTAGGAGCCCTACAGTGTCACTATAACCATTTAGAGTTAACACCCAACCCCCATAACTTGTGCTATTTGAAACGGTTGCCCCACAAGAAAAGGCGGCTGTTTGACTAGCCGCAATATGTGGAGTTAATACAGTAAACAAAGAGAGTTGTGGTACGTTACAAATGTCGGAGTTAGTTGTCTCAAGGAAAGTATCAGTCCCATCAAGGAAATCTATTCCTCCTGTTACCAAAGAACCAGCATCAACAATCTTAGGTTGGCTTCCAGCAGTCAACTGTGTAGCATCACTGCCGTTACCTGACTGGTCATACCAAGTCTCTACAAAGCCGTCCACTGTGTCGTCATACGCAGGGATACCAGTGATGCTGTAGGCTTCACCGATATTAGCTTCAATGGCTGTGCGGTTGTTTGTTTGGTCAGTGTCGTAAATGATAATTTCTTTTACTGTGCCTTCTAGGAAACTTAAATCCCTTCTTGCTCCAATTTGATTAGCAACGGTTGAAACATTTGCCTCTCCTTGATTTGCGTCTGGAATTCCATCAACAATTAAAGAACTGTTAACAAAGGATGTTACATTTGGGTCATTTGTTGTTCCATCGTGCAGAGCCGTAAATAGTGTTAATCCAGATGTGCCACTACTATTATCAATGTCGATTGCATTAGTAGTATAATACCACCTTGTTTGAATATTTCTAAATCCTATACCTCTATTGTTGTCAGAATTTCCTAGCGTGAAGTCATTGGATGAATCTTGTCCGTCCTGAAGAGAGAAAACGCAACCCGCTTTATTTTGAAAGCTAATATCACTAGTTAAAGAAAAGAAATCATTACTACCATCGAACTCAAGACCACCGCTAGTATTTAAAGCTCCAGCACTAACAATTACAGGTTGGTTTGCAGGTGTAGCTTGAACTGCGTGGTGGTCGTTACCTGATTGGTCGTACCATTTGGATACGAAGCCAGTTTTAGGTAATACCTTAATTGAGTTAAATGTAATTGTTCCACCGCTTGAGGCTATGGCAGTCATAGCAAAATAACCAGCACTACCAGTTAAATTAAGCGTAATGTCTTGGTTGTCTCCGTTGCTAATAGATGAACTACCAACGGTAGTATTAGTGTTAGTCGTCCGAACCCTCAGCGTTCCTGCACTATCTAAACCAGATACTGAGATATTAAGAATTACTTGGTCACCCGAAGAGCCTAAGAAGTGATGAGCGGGTTTCTCTCTAATTAAACTTGCCTCTCCCGTAAATGAAATGGTAGCTGTTGTGGCTGTAGAAGATTGAGAAGTAACACTACCAGTTCCTACGGCATTTGCAAAGTTAGGTTGTTCATTCCATCCTACCTGAGCGTCAGTAACAAAAGCCAACAAGGTTCCATCAGTAACCTGAGTCGCTGTGAATCCTTGCACTGTGTCATCGCTAGAACGTCTTACATCAACGACATTACCTGTGTAGTTCTTACTAAGGTTACGTAGTGAGTAAGCCGCCTTTGCGGGTATTACTGAGCCTGTGCGTCCGTCATCTGTGAGTGCCTGTATGTCCAGTGGTAGGACTGTCTGAGTATTTACCCAGTTCTTGAGTGTACCATTAGATACCTCCTTGGCTAAGAAGTCACGCTCGTGGTTGTCACTAGCACGACGAACACGGACAACCTTGTTGTTACCCGCTTTGTCGTTAAGGTCACGTAGCGAATATGCTGCTGCTGCCCCACCAACTACTTTACTTAGTAGTGGACGAGACTCACCCTTGCGGTCTGAATCTATTACTTGTGCTGTGCGGTCTACTGTGACTGTCTCTGTTAGCGGAAGCCCAGTAATAGTCCAATATACAGTCGAAATCTTCCAAGGTCTGTCCGAACCATTCGCACCGTCAAAACATCCCCACGTTTCAGAATCCGCAATCGCATAATCATAGCCATTTGTCTCGTTGAAATTACAGGGGAAAATTGTAACCCCGCCTCCCACTTTAGTCCAAGTGGAATTTCCAGTAACAGGAGCCGTAGTATTATATACTCCATTAAACTCAGGTTTATTTGGAACGGTTACTTGGATTGAGGTAGTATCGTCAGTAAGAGGGGCTGCGCCCGCTGTCACCGACATAGTTCTAACACCAGCAAACTTATCAGTATTGATATGTATTGTATCGGTGGCTCCACCTTGAACTCGTGTTAGAACTCTATCTGCCATATTATTAGTAGTTCAAGTTTGCGCCAGAACCAGATGAACCTGTGTTAACAGTTGCCCTACGAACCGTTAAGGCTGAAGTACCGCGCTTCTTACCTGAACTACTACGGTTCTTAAGAGATTTGTTCTCTACAACCTTAGCCGTCTTGGTAGGTGGGGGAGGAGGTGCTGGTGGTGGAACTGGGTCTGGGATTTTGGGAGCTGATGTACACATGGTTTTATTATTCCTTTGGATTTAATATATTATCTTGTTGGTTAATTAGATGGTGTTTTAAGAACCTAATCACTGAACGCTGACCATAATGGTACATCATCTCATCCTTACTGTTTTCAGGAGAGAACTCCTTAACTGCAAAGATGGCATCTAGTTCTGTGACTAAGGTGCTAGAGATCGGTGGCAAAGTTTCACCACGACCTTTCATATAGTTGTCACTCATCCCCTAACTCCTCTAATACTTGTTGTTTGTCTTGGCACATAACGGTGAAACCGTTTCCAGCATTCACGCCAATGACATTAAAATTAACATACTCCTCCGCTTCCTCGCTAGTCATCTTGTCTCTAACTCGAAACACATTAACCATTTGGTAGTAGTCGTAGACTATCAAACCGTTCTGGTCTAAGCCGACGATGGCTGTATCTAATCCATCAAATCTAACTGCTCCTTCTGCTATCATAGGTCATCAAGCTCCTTTGGAAGTTCGCCTCTCTCTATTGCATCCAGTGTTTCGACGAGGCACATAGCGTTCCAGATCACAGCACCGCCATGATCTTCTTTAGTGTCCTTCTCCATGAGCTGCCATAGATGACGATACAAAGCATCAATGTAGCGAGAGACTGGTATGCCCTTCTTCCAGTTGTCTCGTCCATACTTAGTAGCTCCGTCCTCGAACCGTTTGGCTACGGCTCTGAGTGCAGATACAGGCATGAGGCTAGGCATTCCTTTACCGCTCATCGCGTCACGCACTGCACCAGTTTTAAACTCAGAGCGTTTGCCTGAGTCTGGTAATGTTGGGGGTTGTTCAGTTTTCATAGTCAGGTCTCCAGTTTAGTTTCTCTTCGTGTGTGTGTAATATGCGAGCAAGGATAGCGTTCGTAGTGCAATCATCCTCAGTCTGACCTGCCGACAGGAAGGCATCAAGAACAGAGTTCCATGTAGCTCCTTTATCTTTCAGCCATTTGGTTGTCTTCTTAGGTCCGAACCCTACAGCTCCCTTGAAGTTATCAGCAACGTCACCCACCATTGTCTGATACTTCAACCAGTAGGCTGCGTCCTCTTCTGTGATAACGTGCAATGAACCTTCCCTGAATAGATTGCAAGGAATGGTCAGGAAGTCTTTGTCTACTGACCAGATCACCGTGTTCTTATCTTCGACGGCACGTATAGCCAGAAGGTCATCTGCTTCCAGTGTCTCCACAATCTCTGCATCATAATTATCCATCAGGTATTGCCTACAGAACTTGAGTCCAAGAGGTTTACGTTTACCTACACGATTAGCTTTGTAATCTGGATAGACATCCAACCTGAAGTTGTTCCTGCCTGACAGAGCTACATAAGTTTCACCGCAGTGTGTATCCCTTAAGGCTTGTTCAATGAGAGTCTCTATAGAATCTCCCATGTCTCTCTCGCTAGAGTGAAGAGTCCATGTGTCTTCATCCCACTTAATGGGGATTTCTGAAACAAAAGCAGCCTTGTAAGCTACTTCGTCTCCGTCAATTAATACTGTCTTCATTTGGTTTCGGTAGTGTGTAGTGTGAACATGTTAGTAGGTCATCAACGTGTACCTTAGTAAGTAAGTCCTTACGTCCGACACGTGAGTATAGGTTATACATACACTCAGCAGGACTGAGTACGTAGTCATCCATGTCCACTAGGTTATCAATTAGTTCGCATAGGCTGAGGCGTTTAACAACTAGGTATTTATCCTCTCGCTCGAAAGCGATGTAGTCAGCCTCGTTGTAGACCCAACCCTTGCGTCCTTGTACGTTTTTTAATTCTAGCCATACTCGTTTGGCATCAGGAGAAGCATCCCCTCTACGGGTACGTCCTCTCGACTTAACGTCAACTCTACCACTCAGGTCTACGTGATAGTCTATCCCTTTGAACTGCTCTGCTAAACTTGAAGGAGTTGCTGTTCCCCCAATCTTATCTATAAGAGTAGCAAAAAGATTCTCTGCCCGCTCTCCGTTCTGACTGCACCTGCCCGTGTGATCGTGTTGATTTCTGTATGTCATATTTAGTGGGTCTCAGCCCAGTTGTTTCCCACTTTGTATTCGCCATCTACTCGGCAGCGAAACTTAAGATAATCACCCGCTTGCCTGATAGACATCTCAGCGATTCTGCCATACTCATCTTCTCGTCCTTCAATGACCTCCGATTGGATTTCATCGTGGATGTTTCCGACGAACGCAAAGTCCTTGCCGTGTACCCAACCCGCATTAGTCAGGTTATAGTATAGGTAACAACTTGTTGTCTTCATGAGGATAGCACCACAGCTTTGTAGTAATAGGTTCAGTGCTGAGTGGCTGGAGCGTACGTGCAGTCTCCTACCATCAATAGCCTTCAGATACTTCTGCCCTTCAGCTACCTTCTTTA